AAGAAGCGGTTGATAATCTTGATAATACAGGAATTGATTCAAGTTATACGGCAACCTACTACCCTTGGATTTTGGTTAGAGATACTGTTAATAATACACAGATCTATATTCCACCAACAGGTGAGGTTTGTAGAAACTTAGCACTTACAGATAACATTTCATTCCCATGGTTCGCATCTGCGGGTTATACGAGAGGTCTTGTAAATTCTGTTAAAGCGAGAGTTAAACTAACACAAGAAGATAGAGACACTTTATATCAAGGTAGAATTAACCCAATTGCAACTTTCTCAGATGTAGGAACTGTAATTTGGGGTAATAAAACACTACAAGTTGCAGACACGGCACTTAATAGATTGAATGTAAGAAGACTTCTTTTACAGGCAAGAAAATTAATCTCCGCAGTTGCTGTGAGATTGTTGTTCGAACAAAATGATCAAATCGTAAGACAACAGTTCTTGGATAGTGTGAACCCAATTTTGGATTCAATTAGAAGAGATAGAGGTTTGTATGACTTCAGAGTAACTGTATCATCTTCAGTAGAAGATTTGGATAGAAATACTTTGAATGGAAGAATCTACTTGAAACCAACGAAAGCTCTAGAGTTTATTGAAATTGAATTCTTTATCACTCCAACAGGAGCTTCGTTCGAAAACATATAAGTTCACTCGGACAAATTTCAAACCCCTCCTTAGTGAGGGGTTTTTATTTTATTTATATTTATTGGTATGAATTACGTAATTTCGGAAAATAGATTAAATAATTTGATGCAAAAGTATTTTGATAAAAATTTTAACCCTAATGATATGGACTATTATTATGTTGGTTACGAAGAAGATGAAGAGGGTAATGAAATTGGGAATGACAATGCAATAGCCTTTTACAAAAAAAGTGATAATCAGGATGTGGATGTTATTTTTAGATATTATAAATGTGAGTACTTTAATGAAGATGCACATGTGATGAGGCAAGTATGTCCTATACTTTCATTCGAAAAAGATCACACCGACAATCTGAACGGATATTTTAGTGATATGTGGAAAGAATTTGCAAGAAAATGGGTTCATGATAATTTCAATTTATCACCTAAGACAATAGAATAATAATCAATATATTTATAGTTATGTTAAAAATTGTAAAAGAAGGATTCAAAGACGAGACAACCCCAAACATGAAGTATTATGCTTTCGATTGGGATGATAACATTGTTAAAATGCCAACCAAAATTATTCTAAAGAATAATGAAGGTGATGAGGTTGGCATGGGAACCGAAGATTTTGCTAAGTATAGAGAGGTTATAGGTAAAGAACCATTTCAATTTGAGGGTGAAACTATTGTAGGGTATGCTGAAAACCCTTTCAGAAATTTCAGAACTGATGGAGATAAACAATTCATCATTGATGCTATGAAAGCTGAAGTTGGACCGGCATTTGAGGACTTCAAAGAAGCGATTAACAACGGATCTATTTTTTCAATAATAACAGCAAGAGGACATAATCCTAATACATTAAAACAGGCGGTTTATAATTACATCGTTTCTGGGTTCAATGGTATTGATAAAGAACAACTACTAAAAAATCTAAAAAAATACAGGTCGTTTGTGGGTGAAGATGAAATGAGTGATACCGAATTGATTAAATCTTATTTGGAACTAAATAAATATCACCCCGTGAGTTATGGTGATGAGAAGGGTGCAACAAATCCTGAAATCGCCAAAGTAATGGCTATGGATGATTTTGTAAGTTATATTAAAGGAATGGCTGCATTATTAAATAAGAAAGCTTACTTAAAAAAGGATCTAGGTAATAAATTCATACCCCAGAAGCCAACAATAGGATTTTCAGATGATGATATTAAGAATGTAATGGTAATGAAGAAACATTTTGAAGATAAACCAGAGAAACTAGTTAAGACATATTCTACTGCAACCGGTAAGAAACTGGAACTAGATCAATAATCAAAAATAAATAATAAAAAGTCAATAGAAATATTTTTCAAAGACGCATATTTATAACATATAAACGAAGTGTAAAAAATTAATAATATGGCTGATTTACTCATGAAAATGCCCCTTCCCTACGAACCTAAACGTCAGAATAGATTTATTTTGAGGTTTCCGTCGTCGTTGGGTATCAACGAATGGTTCGTAGAATCTGCGGCTCGTCCACATATAACAATTAATCCGGTAGAAATACCTTTCTTGAATACATCAACTTTTGTGGCTGGTAGATTCAATTGGCAGACAATCCCTTGTGTGTTTAGAGACCCAATTGGTCCTTCGGCATCACAAGCCTTAATGGAATGGGTTCGTCTTTGTGCTGAGTCTGTAACAGGTCGTATGGGTTATGCTGCAGGTTATAAAAAAGACGTTGACTTGGAGATGTTGGACCCAACAGGAGTTGTAGTAGAAAAATGGATTCTCTACGGAACTTTCTTGTCTGATGTGAACTTCAATTCTTTGGCTTACAATACTGATGGATTGGCAACAATTTCGACAACACTTCGTATGGATCGTTGCGTACTCGTTTACTAATACTATTTAGAAAAAATCAAGAGTTTTTATATTTAACCCTAAAGGATAATAAACTTTAGGGTTAATTTTTTTATATGGAAGAACAATCAAGAGAATATGGTCAGATGAATATGACTTTACCACATGACGTGGTACCTTTACCTTCACAGGGTGTATTCTACAAAAACAAGAAAAAAAGTGTTAAAGTTGGTTATCTAACTGCTGCAGATGAGAATATCATTATGGCTGGAGGTAACGAAACCGCTTTGAATTTAGTAAGAGCTAAATTATATGAACCAGACTTGAAACCTGAAGATATGTTGGAGGGTGATGTAGAATCAATTCTTATCTTTTTAAGAAATACTGCGTTTGGACCGGAATTAAATCTTACTGTTACAGATCCAACAACACAAAAACCATTCAAAGTTTCAACAAGATTGGATGAATTACCAATAATTAATGGTCAAGAACCAAATTCAGATGGAACCTTTAGTGTTACTCTTCCTAAAAGTGGGATGAGTGCAAAAATAAAACCATTAACGTATGGTGAAATAAGTGAGATATCAAAAATTATTGATTCATATCCACAAGGTAGGGTTGCACCAAGAGCAACGTTAAAACTTCAAAAACAAGTAGTTGAACTAAACGGTAATCAAGATAAGGGATATATTGTAACTGAAATTGAAAAACTTCCTATTGCAGATTCTAAGTTCATAAAGAAATTTATGGAAGAGAACGAACCAAGACTTGATCTACAAAAAATTATAACAGCCCCATCAGGAGAAAAACTAACAGTAAATGTTGGTTTTGGGGCAGAATTCTTTCGCCCTTTCTTCTGATTATAGGCAAGGACAATTAAATGAGTTTTATTATTTGACAACATTAATGAAAATAGGTTGGGATGATTTTAATAAAATGCCAATTTTTGTTAGAAAGTTTCTATTAGATAAATGGGTTGAAGATAATAAGAAGGGCTGAAAATTCAGTCCTTCTTCTATTTATAAGTAAAAGTAACAAACATGGATCCAAATCTGGATAGTATGTCAGAAAATCTGGACAAGTATACCAAAAGTTTATTTGATATGGATAGGGCTTTTAGAGCCGCCTTCCAGAACATGACCACTATGGCGACAGACCTCAATGCAAAATTCACTCAAGGTAGGGAAAGGATAACCGAAATGAATTATGCGATTGCTCAGACAGGTCCGGCTTTGGTGAGACTGGGTGGTGAAATAACAGATGCGGGAAAAGTACTTGGTGATATTGCAGAGGCAACTAGAAGAAATGTTATAGCATCTGTTGAAGACGTTTCAAAATTATATTCTGCAAGTAAACTATTAAGTCAAAATGTAGACGACATTGTAGGGTCTTTCCAAGATGTGGGTATACAATTTTCTCAAGTTGGTAAACAATTAGAAGAATCAATAAATTACATACGTGGCGTTGGAGGGAATGCATCCATAGTAATGAGAGATGTTTCTCGTTATATGGACCAAATGAATAGATATAACTTTTCTGAAGGTGTACTTGGTCTGACAAAAATGGCAACACAAGCGTCAATTTTAAGATTTGATATGAGCCAAACTTTAAGTCTAACAGAAAAGGCATTAGATCCTGAAGGTGCTATTGAGTTGGCATCTGCATTTCAGAGATTGGGTGTCTCAGCGGGAAGTTTAGTTGATCCTTTCCAATTGATGAATAAATCAATTAATGATCCACAAGGACTACAAGAATCAATTATAGATGTTGCAAGACAGTTCTCTTATTTCGATGACAAAACTAAAACATTCAAGATATCTAATCAAGGTATTTTGATGTTAAGGGAAATAGAGAAACAGACAGGATTAAGTGCTAGAGAAATGTCTAAGTTGGCTGTAAATGCTGCGGACTTAGATCAGAAATTATCATCTTTGAGTCCTACAATAGAATTTAAGAACCCTGAAGATAAAATGTATTTGGCGAATATTGCTAAAATGGGTGCTGGTGGTGAATATGAAGTTACGATAAATGATAAAGAAACTAAGAAATTAACGGATATTACTCAGAGTGAGCTAAACAAATTAATCGAAGAACAAAAAAAACCACCAAAATCTTTAGAGGATTTAACTAGAGATCAGGTAGATACTGGTAAATTGTTACAAAAAGATGTTCAATCTATTAGGGATAAATTTGTTTATGGTCTAACCTCTGCGGAAATCATAAGAAAAGAATTAGAAGGTTTTAGAAGGGTTACAACAACGGCAACAGGAACTGTTTCTGAAAATTTTGATCAAAAAAACTTTACAAATAAAGTAGACTCTTTAGTAGAAAGAATGGGTTCTGTTGTTGGTCAACTAATGAGAGGAGATCCTAAATCGGATGAACTAAAAAAAGAATTAGAGAAACTAGCCACTGAAGTAGGTGGGTATTTACCTGAACTTAATGAGTTTCAAAAAAAGACTCTATCAGATATTGTAGAAAAAGTACAACCCGGAACGATATTTGAGAAAGGTTTATTGGACTATGTCTTAAAACCTATGGAAGAACAAGCTGCAAAGCTTGATAAGGCAATGGGAAGTACTAAAACAACGGGAGTTGGAGTTAAACCTACTGGATTAGAATCTGGAATGACTGGAGGTTCTAATAGAACATTGACAGAAACAATCCAGAGTAGTACACAAAACATAACGATAGGTGGTTCAGGGACTCCAATTACTTTCAAGTTGGACGTACCGCCTGGAGTTAACAAAGAATATATAGAAAAGCTAATGAACTCAAATAGTTTTTCTGAGTCGATCACTAAAATGGTATTAGATAGATTGAAGGAAATGGAATTCATGAAGTAAAAAAAATATCCTATTCCCTATTTATTATAAAAACAAATAATGGCTAACAGTCCGCTAGATTTTGCGTCGTCTGAGGGTTTTAGAAAAAAACTAATGTCAAGGAACTTGGCGGCCTATGGTAAGTCTCCAAACAGACCAAATCCGCCATTGAACTATGTTTATCAACAAACCGACTCAAGTGTTGTTGATTCACCTGATGTTTTAATTGACGAACCATCGTTTGCAAATACCCTTTACAAGAATAACCAATATGGTGCTGAAGGGGGTTACAAACAAGTTCCTGATCCTAATAGTTTACTTAATTCAAAATCGAATGAAGGTGAATATGGGTTTCAGGATGCAAATATTATAGATCAAGCACTACCAGAATCACAGAAATGGAAATCTGCGAATCCATACTCTAATGGTGGTCAACTTCCATTAGACAGTGCACCCTTTTTTGATAGTAAAAATATTGTTGCTTCGGACATAATTGATTTATATAATAATCAGCCATACCCAACAACTTTTGTTCCTTCAACCTATTCACCAGTTTCAATACTTCTAAATCCTGATCCAAGTGGAAGTAATGGTTTGATGTCCCAAGATTCATTCTTAACTAGAATAGGGGCAAAACAACTAAGAAAAGATTTCGAAAATAGAATTGCAACACAAATAAGACTTAATACCTTAGCCAGAGTTAATTTTCTAAATGCGAATAGCGGTACCGATGTGTTAAATATGATTACAGGAATTGTTCCTTTGATTGAACCAAACTATCAAATTACCGTTCCTGCAAATCCCATAATCGCAGCTACTGACTTTGCATTAAGACTTGCAGGTTCTTATATTCCTGTATCACCAATACCAGGTTCTTATTTTGATCCAAGTATAAATTCTGGACAACCAACAACAATACAACAACTTAGAAATGCTTTCAGAAGAAGCCAGGTTGGAAATTTCTTTTCTAAATTATTGGGTAGTCCTAAATCAGGTTCTCAGTTGTTTTTGAACAACACGGGAGCGGGACAAAAACAAAGATTATTTGGGAACTTAAATTATAATAAATTCAAACCAGGTTATGACAGAACTTTCTTAGATAGAGTTGCAGGTGCTATTGTAGGTGGAGTTGCAGATAACAGTAACTACTATATAGGGTCAACAACTTCTGAACCATCGAGAGTTTTCTCCCCTGGAAGTGATTTACCTGTAGACCCTTTTGGTAATCAAGTACAAATGCCCGTTTATGGTCCACAAGAACTGGCACAACTTTATGAAGGACCTTCGAGAGAAGTGAGGTTAGGTGCAAATGGGCCAACATATTCTAATGGTGGTGGTATTGAAGGTGGATTTACTTGGGTATCTCCTAAATATAAAGGAAATGCTGGTAAAAAAGTCGGTATCGGTGGAGAGATTACTAATCAAGATGAAGACTTTAGACCATCATCATATAATTCAACTGAATCAACGAATATTGAATTCAGATCAGGATCAATTTTAGATGATACACAAAGAATTATAGATAGCCAACCACAAGGAGGTAGAAGACTACAACATGTGGGTAATGCGATAGATCAAGTTAGTAAAGTTTTTAATGATGGTTATAAAGAACTTACTAAAGGTTCGAGAGTGATTAAGTATGAAGGTGCTCCTGGACAGGAGGTTGGTACTGAATATTGTAGGGTTTTTGGTAAAGATGTACCATATCTACAGTATAATGATTTACAGAAAAAAGAAGGTATAACTACTCAAAATAGAAGAATCTCTTGGTCTGTTTTAGATAGTACGTATAACCTTAACATAGCGCCTAATAGTCAAGAAGGAGGTCAGGATTCAACTAATTTAATTGGGTCTGGTGATCAAGGATATGCAAAAAAATACATGTTCTCAATTGAAAACTTAGCATGGAGAACATCGAACAAGCCAGGATTTACTGTTGCAGATTTACCAATATGTGAAAGAGGTCCTAACGGTGGTAGGGTGATGTGGTTTCCACCTTATGGTCTTACGTTTAATGAATCGAGTAGTGCATCTTGGAGAGATTCCAACTTTATAGGTAGACCAGAGCCTGTTTGGACATATAGTAATACAAGTAGGACTGGATCACTTCAATGGAAAATGATTGTAGATCATCCATCAGTATTAAATGTCATTGTAGATAAAATACTTGGTAATGAAACTAATAAAGTTAGAGTTGATAGTATTATTGATTCATTTTTGGCTGGTTGTAGAACTTATGACATTTATGAGTTAGCGAAAAAATATGCGACTGTAAGTGTTAATGATTTAGTTGAAATTCAAAAGGCAATAGACTACAAAAAAGTAAGTAACGAAGAACTTATATTCCTTCAGGACACACTTGTTACAGGATCAGACGGTGTTGCGGGACAAAAAACAAATCAAGGTACACCTGATATTGGTATATCAATACAAAATGAATTAAAAAATAAGGCGTTTTATTTTGATAATGCCGATCCAACAGGATCAACACCAACTTACGAAGTTTTATACTCACAATACGAGTCTGACACAACCCAAGAAAGATATAGAGCGAACGCAACAACAGATAAAGAACTTGTTTCTCAGTTTTTTAGTTCGGTTTTGAAGTACAACTATAATTCAATTAATAGACAATTGAACGAATTATATAATTTGTTTTTATCGAAAACAATACAAACCGCAACTTTTAGTTTAGTGGCGTCAGCGTCGGCACCAAATTCAATAAGTGAGAATAATTCTTTAGCTAGACGAAGATATAATTCTGTTAAAACGTATATCGAAAATTACCAACCTACCTCTACACAACAAACGATGAAACAACTGGCCGGTAATAATTTAATATTTAACGAGGCAGATGCAATACAGGGAGAATTAGCGAAAAAAGTTACTATGGTTTCATCAGGTAATCTAACCACATCGGAGTATAATTGTAGTGATAATGACGATTCTAAAGCACCAAATAAAGAAATATATACTCTTAGAGCAATGGCGTGTAGAAGAGTTGCAATCAAAGATATTAAAATAACACCAGTAGTTCCTATCGCTCAAAACACTGTAACGCCCAGTTCTAAATTTTTAGGTAAGTATCAAGAAACCACAACAGAACAACCATTCGAAGTACAAACTACAGTTTGGTCTAAAAATATTTCTAAAAAAGTATTAAGGTTATTTTTATCTGAATGTGATTATTTTGATACTATAAAGGAAACAACACCTATGGTTTATGATAATCTAAAAGATAAACTCAAATTCTTTAATCCTGCATTTCATTCGATGACACCTGAAGGATTAAATTCGAGACTTACATTCCTAAATCAATGTTTGAGACCTGGTGACACAATTCCAGTAATTAAGAAAGACGCTCAGGGAAATACCATATTAAATTATAATGACGCGGTTAATACTGCATTTGGATCACCTCCTGTCTTAGTTTTGAGAATTGGTGATTTTTATAATACTAAAATTATTCCTGATTCACTACAAATAAGTTATGAGAACTTAGATATCAATCCTGAAGGAATTGGAGTTCAACCTATGATTGCCAACGTTAGTTTAAGTTTCAAGTTTGTTGGAGGTAGTGGTATTAAAGAAGCTGTTGATAGAATTCAAAATGCATTATCATTTAATTATTATGCAAATACTGAAATATATGACGATAGAGCCGATACTACAGATACCGAAAGTCTTTCACAGATTGATTTAGATTTCAAAGAATTATTTGGTAATGTTCCACCGCCAACAGTAAATCAAGTACAGAATAACGATGGACAAACAAATTCAACATTTATAGGTACTCAGACTAGTGAGATTACTTCTGATAGTGGCACAACAGGAACAATAAATTATAAGGCGTTTATGGGAAGATTGTCAGATGAAACTCAAAATTATTTCCAAAACGTTGTTAATAAAAACAAAGAAGTATTATCACAATATAATGAGGGAATTAGACAAATATGGTCTTTAGACAGACTTTATACTCAAGGGTTTTTGGTTGAAGATGATAAATTTGTAAGTATATTTGGTAAACCAAGTTCGTTCCAAAAAAATATTAACAATATATTCAAAAACTTAATTTCAGATGTTGATTCGGATACGGATCAATTTATGGTGTTTTTGAAACAACCTAGTTTAGATTTTTCTGAAAAAATAATAAGAGCGGTTAGAACTAACTATAAGAATTATCTTAAAGAAAAAGAAAGTAGTTTCATGAATCCCATAACAAAGGTTATACAAGAAGTTACAAATCAACAACAAAACTATATACAAACTTTGGCTAGACTTAATGTTGCTACTTATGGTACAACAACAGTAGGGTCTAAAACAGGTACTGATGGATATGCACAAAAGAACAATTTTATAAGAGAATTTTACACGACAACATCAAGTGTTATAGAGGGTTTGGTTGAAGATGGAACTAAAATTAGAGTAGCATTAACAGGATTTAATGATACTATAACAGCAAAAAATAAATTTACATCTTCGGATGGAAAAGTTTATTCTGCGGTTTTTACATATGACAAAATAGGACAATTTGAGAATGAAGTATTCGTACCAATTGGTGATAATCCTAAATGGTTAAACAAAAATATACAAAGACAGTATATCATTCTTTCTCAAGAGGTCGTTGACGACAAGAAGTATGAAAGTTTTAAGAATAGTTTAATTGGAAGTGTATTAAGTAATCCTAAATTATTCGGTGACAAAAACTTAGAATTAGAAAAACAATTTGATTCTTATTGGAAAACTGAAATAAAACCAATTTTCGTTAAAGAAAATAGTCTTTCTAGTGAGTTTATAACATCAATGGAGAAGGAGAAAGATAAGTTATTTAATTATTTGAATTTCACTCCTTACGATAAAAACAAAGATAGAATTACTGATTATTCGAATGCTCCTGGATTTGAAGACGGGAAAACTCAAGATCGTAAAAAACTAATAACATCTTTAGGTAATACGACTAATCCAACATCGTTGAACACGCAATGGAATGTCAAGGAAGGTGGATTATTAATTTCGATGGTAAAATTTAATTAATGGTAAATCAATATTATAACAGATATAATGACTTTTTGATAAATGGAGACCAAACGGTAGTTCCATACGTAAGCCTACCAAGGAAATCTTCAGATAAATCGTATATCTATAAAGTTGGAAAAAGTAGGTTGGATGTTGTATCTCAAGAATTTTATAACACACCTTATTTTGGTTGGTTAATTTTACAAGGTAATCCTGAGTTTGGTGGCTTAGAAAATAACATTTATGATGGGGCAATATTGACAATTCCGTTTCCTCTTATACCATCTATACAAGACTACAATGCGGCTTTAGAAAATCATTTCTATTATTATGGCAGGTAACATTTTACCAGATAAGTCTGGAGACATATTGGTTGAATTTGATTACGACAATATAATTGTTGTTGATCCTAATCGTACTATTGATGGTGATGGTAATATTAATGAAAGATTAGTGGATCCTGAAAATTTAGTTATGTATGCCAATCTTGAGGCAGAACTTTTACCAAGAACAAAGTTGGCCTTAGGGGCATCTCCTGATCAGGCGGTCACAACAATATCAATTGCTTCAATCAATTTCCTAAAAGGTAATAATGATCAGTATTTTACAACCGGATATTATGATGAATTAACAGGTAAAAACACTACTGAAGGACTTGGGCAAAATCAAACTCAAAATACCTACACACAAAGACCTGGGTCAAATAGACCTATAGTTGAATCAGCAACATTAACAGGAGGAAATGCTGGTGCTGTTAGTAATGGATTATTGGGGATAACAAGTATTAATATTAGAATTAATACTTCTTTCATACCTACTGTAACAATAGAACTTGAAGATGTTCAAGGAAGAGCCTTATTTCAACTAGGACAAGATTCACCATATGCGGCATTTTTTAATTTACCATATCCACCATTTTATTTAACACTTAAAGGTTATTATGGACAGGCTGTCAGATATCAATTAAATCTGATTAAGTTTAATGCAAGATTTAATTCATTCAGTGGGAATTATCAAGTTACAATAGAGTTACAAGGTTATAAATTTAATATATTGAATGAAATTGCTATGGGTCATTTGGTGGCTGCGCCACACATGTATTCATCTAATTTTACCATAGGACAAGCTACCAATAACCAAAGTTTTGATAAGTCTGTTGCGGAATCCGCAACTGTTCAAGGTGAGAAAACTGCAAGTAATTTATCAGGAAATGATATTAAACTAACTCAAGTTGTTACAGAAAAGGGTTATCAAAAAATTAGAGACGTATATAGTGAGTATAAGGCCAAAAGATTAATTCCACCTGATTTTCCTGAACTAACATTACAACAATTGATGAATAAACTTGAAATATTTGAAAAACAAGTTTTAGACAGTTATGTAAAGGCGGATGTTAAACCACTCACAAATATTAGAGACTATAGAGAAAAATTAAAACAATTTTTCGATAGACTTTATTTGTCTAATAATTCTTGGTTTAGTACTTGGTGCGACACAGAACCATTT